ATTGATCAACGTGTTGCTGTGTGCAATACACTATGGGAGCAGGAAGTGCAGGTAAAATCAGTAAAAGAAACGTGGGCCGTTGAGTTTGAAAAGCAGTTGACACGTGCAGAACGAAATCAAATAGCTAAATTTAAGCGGTATTATAACAGCCAATATGATGAGGCTGTGGCTATGTTTATCAGGCAGGGGGCATTATCCAGCGCAGATGTACAGGTATTTTTTAAGGAATCAGAATTAACAAAGCTGTATGAGAATCTGTATGAGCAAATCGGAGTTTATTTTGCCAATTGGTATGCCAAAAACTTTGATAAGTTTATTAAAAAGGCATTGAATTTGCCTAATCAACAGGCCATTTGGGCCGCAAGTTTTTCATTTGTAGGTAATCAGGTGGCAGGTCAACGCGTTTCAAGTGTGAGTGGCACGGCTAAAAATACATTAATTGCGGTGACTACACGGCTGATGAAAGATCCTGATTTTCAAAAGGAGGGATCACAATCAAAAGGCAGAATATTAAAAGGCCAATTTGCAGGATATTCACGTTATCAATCCGAAAGATTAGTGCGCACGGAATCAACAAATGCGGCTAACTATGCGACATTGACATCAGCATCTGATATATTTGCAGGATCAGAAATGATGAAACAATGGATCGCAGGTCGGGATGCAAGGGTAAGACCAGCACATCAAGCTGCGCAGGGCCAAATTGTAGCATTCAATAAAAAGTTTTTAGTCGGTGGTGAATCATTAAACCATGCAGGTGATCCAGCAGGATCCGCAGGAAATGTTATTAATTGCCGTTGTTCAGTTGCACCATTTCCAAAACCATCTGCACAAACTATTGGTGAACAGATTTCAGATATTGGATTTGGATTGGCATCTGCGACAGCGCAGTCAGCTATTCAGGCACCAATAATTACAGAGGCAGCAATTGCAGCTGAGTTAACACAAGAAATTGTAAAAGTTAATATTTCAGATGCTAAAACAATAAAAGAGGCAGAAAAGTGGGCAATTGAAAATAATATCGCTAAAATTGTAGATTATAAAGCATTGGATGTTGATAGTGCTAATAAAATTAACAATACTTTAAAAATGGTATTTGATGATTTTGGTATTGATCCATTGGCACAAATTGTTCAAGGCAGATATAGAAAAGATAGCGGAGCATTGGCATCAGCAAATGGTTTTGAATTAACATACAATAAATCCAAATATTCAAAGGAATATATTAAGGATAGTTTTGATAGAAATGTCACTAATTTTACATTAAATCAACAACAAAGGTTAGAGAATTGGGAAAAATATAGAGGATTTTATACCGATAGACAAATAAACAAGGCAATAAAAGAAACTAAAAATTCATTATTGTACAACAGACACAATGTTTTTACAAGTGAAGCCGATTTTATAGAAAATGTTTTCATTCATGAAAGCGCGCACATGATTGAGGATCAATTATTAGCAAGAATAAATGGCACCAGATTTTTACAGCCAAGATTTAAAGATGGAATTGGCTATCAATCAACGTATAATGATAGTGTCAGAAATTTAAGAATGGAATATGAGAACATTTATTTACGTTTAAGTCAAGAAGAAAAATCTTTAATTAGTGCATACGGTGCAACAGATTCAAGCGAAACATTAGCTGAGGCATTAGTTATGTATTATAAAGAGCCAAATAAAATACCAACATCTCTTAAAAACTTTATTGATAAATTGAAACAACATGGCAAACGATAAAATTATTACATATTCGGACAGATGTTCAGAATGTATGTTCTATTTTGGCATTGACACGTGCATGGCATTTGAAAATAAAATACCTGATGAAATTTTGCATGGAGATAATCCGCATACAAAACCATTGGAAAATCAAGAAAATGATATTGTATTTAAAAAATTTGAATTTATAAAACCATAATAATTTTTGAATACAATAAAAAAGTAATTTTGAGCAAAAGTAAAAGATATGATTTTATACAAGCAGGCATCCATCGGGAGTTTAGAGGATATTGATGAGGTTAACGGTATCGTAAAAGGATACGGTTCATATTTCGGCAATATCGATTCAGACAATGACATTATTATGCAGGGTGCATACACGAAAACTTTGTTGGAAAACAAGTCACGCGTAAGATATGTAAACCAGCACCGTATTGATCAGCCATTGGGTAAGTTCAACGAATTGTATGAGGACCAAAAAGGTTTGGCATTTGTTGCACAGATTCCAATGACACGAATGGGTGAGGATATTTTGTTACTAATGAAAAACGGTGTGATCACCGAAAATTCTGTGGGCATTATGCCAATCCAAAAGAATTACAGACAGGATGGTGTGCGTGAGTTGAAGGAAGTAAAGTTGTATGAAATCAGCTGTGTTACTTTGGCAGCAAATCCAATGGCTGTAATCACAGATGCAAAAGGAGAAATTGATCAGGAACTATTGGCAAAACGTTTTGATGTTTTGGCCAAAATGATCAAAAAAGAAAACGTATCTGATGAACTTGGATATGCAATTGAAGGTGAGTTGATGAAGTTAAAGTCATTATTGGTTGAATTAAGCACACGGCCGACAGAGGAAGTCACCGTGCCGCAAGTAGATCACAAGGCTGAGGCATCCGAAATATTTAATTATTTACTAAAAAATTTAAAATAATCTAAAATGGAATTAGAAGTTAAAAACCAATTAGACCAAATTTCAGCACAGATCGATGCACGTATCGAGAAGGCTCAAGGTCAAGCAGTTGAGTCAGCTTTCGGAAAAGCTGATGAGTTATTGAAAGGTGAGATCAAGAATTTAGAAGCTAAATTCAACGATATTCATTCACGTATCGATGCGCAAGAAGTTGCAGCAAAGAAAACGGCATCAGGTGCATCAGGACATGATTTCAAATCAGGATTGATCGAAGGAATCAAGAAAGGTGCATTAGAAGGAATGATCAACGGAACAGCACGTTCAGCATCATTTGAAATTAAGGCAGGTGACATGACCGTAGCAAATAGCTTTACAGGTGAAGTTATCCCAGCACAATACGTTTCAGGTATCAAGTATGATCCAACGCGTCCTGTACACGTTCGTCAATTGTTGCCAACAGGTACAACATCATCTGAGGTTGTTCGTTTTGTTAAGGAATCAGCATTTGACAACGCAGCAGCGACAAGAGCGCAAGGATCTACATTAGGACAATCAGATTTTGATTTGACTGCATACGATGCTAACGTTCGTAAAATCGGTACATTTTTCCGTATTTCTGAGGAAATGTTAGCTGATACGCCTCAATTGACATCTTACCTTGCAGCTCGCGCACCTGAGAAATTATTAACCGTTGAGGATACTCAATTGTTGTCAGGTAACGGAACTGCACCAAACTTGTCAGGTATCATCACAGATGCAACAGCTTTCGCAGCAGGTGCATTTACTGATGCTGTAAACGCAGCAAATCAATTTGATGTTTTGGTAGTAGCAATCAATCAATTAGCATTGGTTAACTACACACCTGATTACATCATGTTGAATCCAACAGATTTCCACAAAATCTTATTATTGAAAGCTACAACAAACGAATACTTGAAGGATCAAGTGTACATGGGATTACAGCCTAACTTTATGGGTGTACCTGTTGTTGTTAACACAGCTATCCCAGCAGGTGATTACTTAGTAGGTAATTTCGCAATGGGTACTCAATTATGGGTTCGTGAAAACATCAGCTTGGAGTTTTTCCGTGAGGATGGAACAAACGTACGCGATGGTTTCGTAACGGTTCGTTTAGTAGAAAGAATTGCTTTAACTAACTATGCTCCATTGGCATTTGTTACAGGTGATTTTGCTACTGATATGGCTGCATTAGAAACACCGTAATTTTTAAGGTTGAAAATGAAGAAGGCCACCTAAGAAATTGGGTGGCTTTTCTTTTTATATTTGCTCAATAAATAAACAATCATGGAGAAATTATTAATGAAAAAAACGGTTTATGATGGTAAGATTTACCACAAAGCTGGTGAATTAGTAGAAGTTTCAAACGATGTTGCAAAGTGGTATTTAGAAAAAGATTACGCAGCAAAACTTGATACTAAAATTGTAAAAGAATTAGAGGAAATCGAATCAGAATCTGAGGAAATTGAATCTGAGATTGAAACAAAAGAGGAAAAAAAGGTTTACCGTAAACGCAAATAAAATGCGACAAATTAAAATTAATGACACATTAGGGGCCGAAATTATATCGGTATCTGATGCAAAATTGTTCATTCGTATTGATACCAATGCAGATGATGGCCTGTTGGATGACATGATCGTGGAGGCACGAATCGTTGCTGAAAACTACATGAGCCGTGACATCGTGTCAAAGGATCGAACATATTACCTTGATTATTCACATGATGGGTTGATCGATGTTCCATTTGGACCAATTGAATCCATTGAGGAAGTCACGGTTCGTGGAGAAATTGTGACATTTACTGAATACGGTTTGGGTGATACCATGATCGAATTAGATGGTAATGCGCGTGACATCAAAATTAATTACATTACTAAGGGCATGAGTGATGGCCTGTTAAAACAGGTTTTGTTACAAATGGTTTCTACATATTACGACAATAGAACAGATTTCATCACAGGAACTATCCAAGCAGATTTACCGAGCAATTATCGGAGGATTTTGGATGGCTATAAATCCGTATTTATTTAATGGATAATTCAAGCATTTTAAAACAACGTGTGATCGTTAAACGATTGACAAAAACAGCCGATGGGTTTGGTGGGTGGACATCTACCAAATCAACGGTTGGAACATATTGGGCAAGAGTGCAGGAAACATCAGGTGATATTGATGCAAAAAATGGCATTCGTTTGCATGAGGTAAAAATCGAAATTATAATGCGCAAGCCAACAGCTGATTTGATTCAAAATCAGGATGTATTGCAGGTTGAAGGCAACAACGCAGAATACAGATTAAACAGCACGTTTCAAACGTTTGAAAACTTTTGGGTAAAATCCACATTGACTAAGATAGGACAATGAACATAAGTGTAGACAAAACAGATTTGGCAATGTTACGCAATAAGATCAAGCAATTGCAGGATCTGTCCAAACAGGAATTGTCTAATGAGTTGGCCACGACAGCATTTAAAGCTACACAGCGCATGAAGCTGACGGTGCCACACAAAACAGGTAGTTTAATGCAATCCATTAGGGCCGAACGTGTGAATCAAACCAATATAGAAATTAGGGCAGGCGCAAAATATGCACCTTATATAGAATTTGGAACGGGTCGTGGGGTAACACTAAAATTTTTAAGAAATGCTGGGTTTCCTGAAACGTATGCAGCACAATTTAAAGGCAAAGGTAAGGGCCGTGGTTTTGTTTATGCGCGTCCATTCTTTTTTCCTGCATTACGTGTTGAATTTGATCAATTAATCAAGCGAGTAGATCGCAAAATCAAGAACATAACAAAATAATGTTAGAGCCAATTCAATTTATTCGCAAGGCGATCATTACACGGCTTACCAATGCTGTAACATTGCATGGATCTGCGTTGCCTGTGTACAATCGGGTGCCATCATCCAGCACATTTCCGTACATTCATGTGTATTCGGTCAGCACAAATGAGGCAGATTTTAATCAAATGTCATTTATTTCTGAAACGGTAACACGAATTGAAATAATTACACGATTCCAAGGTGATTCAGGTGGGGAGTTGGATGTTAACACGGCAATGTCACAGGTTTTGAATTTAATTCGCACAAGGTCAGCGGGTTACTTTGACCTTTCTGCCGATGGATTTCAAGTTTTTACCTGCATAAATGAGGGCATTTCATATTTGACAGATGAGGATGAAGATTTTACATATTTTCGTGGTATTTTAGAGGTATCAAATAAGATTCAACAGCTAAATGGAGATTAACGAAATAGTGGTTCCAAGCGCATCAGCAGGTATTGCATCTGTTGTTACTTGGATATTCGGAAGAAAAAAGGAAAATGCGGACATTTCAAATGTCCAATTGGAGGCATCGCAAAAAGTGATTGATATGATCACCGCAATGAATGACCGATTGGAGGCAAAAGTAAATGATCTAAGCAAAAAGGTGGATGAGTTAACTGAGGAGGTTATCCATCTGCGTACAGAAAACAGCAAATTAAAGTCAGGTAAACAGCCTAAATAGGTGAAGGATCCAAAGACATTAGACAGGATTAAATTGATGCATCCAAAGTTAAGAGCGGAGGCAGATAAAATTTATACTGAAATCGCATTGGCATTAACAGGCCGTGCGATTTGTCGTTTCTCGCATACGTTGCGGACCTTTAAAGAGCAGGATGATTTGTATGCACAGGGAAGGACCAAAGCTGGTGCAAAAGTTACTAACGCGAAAGGTGGGGATTCGTATCACAATTATGGTTTAGCTATTGACATTGTTTTAATTAAGGATGGCAAGGTTGCACTATGGGACACCAAATCAGATTTTGATGGTGATGGTAAATCAGATTGGATGGAATGCGTTGCGATCTTTAAAAAATACGGTTGGGATTGGGGCGGTGAGTGGAAGTTTGTTGATGCACCACATTTTCAAAAATCATTTGGGTATTCAATTGCAAAATTAAAGGAATTGCATTCGCGTAAATTAGTGGATGCAACAGGATACGTTTCAATCTAACTTATAAATGAAAAATCTAATCATCATTGCAATGGTCCTAATTTTAGGATCCTGTAAATCCACGCAAATACAACAACAAGAAATCAAGCACGATTCAATTTTTGTGCAAAAGATTATCACCAAATATGATAAGCTAATCGACACGATTATGATTGATAATCCGTGTGATTCTAATGGCATATTGTTGCCATTTAGAGAACGAATTAAAGCACAGCAAGGTAATGTGTCCATTGAGGCAAAGAACGGCAAGCTACGGGCCGTTGTGCATTACTATCCTTTGGTATCATCAGATAATTATCGGGTGGATTATAAAATTATTACTAGGACGGTTTACAAAACAGAAATTAAAAAGCAATTTGATTGGACACCATGGATTATTTTGGTAGGCATAGCATTGGTTTACCTATTGATAAATTTGAGGCCAAAATTTTTCTAAATTGCATGTAAATTAAAGCGATTCCATGGCAACATTAACGGGCAAATTAGTATCGGAAACCTATAAAGCATTGTTGAAAATGATCGACAATGACATACTAACTGAAAGCGAAAAGCAAATTTCAGACGGTTTTGGTCAGGGTACAGGTATTTTCATTGATGATAATGGATTCATTCGTGCATCAGTTTTTAAAGTTACGGGTGGTAGTTCAAGCCAATTTTTAAAAGCAGATGGATCGCTGGATTCAAATTCATATTTGACAGCAGCAGCCGCAAGTGCATTATATTTAACACGTACTGAGGCAGATGGTTTGTATTTGGCAATTGGATCAACAACATCAGCAATTGCCGAAGGTTCAAGGCTATATTTTACAACGGGCCGTGTACTTGCAACAACATTAACAGGATTTGTTTCAACAGCTGGAACCGTTACGGCTGCGGATAGTATTTTGACAGCCATAAATAAAATTTGGTGGAATATTATAAACGGTGGCGGAGGCGGTGGTGGATATGTGCCATATACAGGTGCAACACAAAATTTAAATTTAGGTACTTATGGCCTGATTTCGGATTTTATTCAATTTAATTTAGCACCAACATTAATTCCAACAACAGCTGGAACAATGGCATGGAATGCAGCGGATGGAACGGCTGACCTTAAAATGGGAGGCGGTAACGTTACTTTGCAGGTTGGTCAAGAGGAATTGGTACGTGTTGTAAACAAAACAGGTGTCAATTTATTAGAGGCAAATTATCAAGCTGTGCGTATTTCAGGTGCGCAAGGCAACAGATTAAAAGTTGCATTAGCAAAAGCGGACAATGATGCAAATTCTGCGGATACGATTGGTTTAGTTACAGAAACAATAAATAATAATTTAGAGGGATTTGTCACAGCGGTTGGATTAGTTCGCAACATTGATACGACAGGTGATTTGCAAACGGAAACGTGGGCAGATGGTGATTCGCTGTATTTAAGTGCAACAACAGCTGGTAAAATTACCAATATAAAACCCGTAGCACCTAAACATGGTGTGCGGTTAGGTTACGTTGTAAGTGCGCATAAAACACAAGGCCAAATTTATGTAAAAGTTGATAATGGCTATGAATTGGATGAATTACACAATGTTAAAATTACTACACCATTAGACAAAGATGTTTTATTTTACGATGGACCAAATAATCTTTGGATAAATAAAAATATATATTCAGCAATTAATGCAACGGCTGTTGGTCAAGCATTATTGGCAATCAAAATTGCAGCTAATACAACACCTGTAACAACAAAACCTAGATTAATTAGAATAAATGTTGATAATACGGTATCTGCATTAGAAGTTGGAAAACAAGGATATTTGCCGTATTATGATGCAACAAAATTTTATCCTGATTCACCAATTTTTGTTAATAGTAATGGCAAAGTAATCGTAAATGGCGAAACAGGATTTTATGATTTTACGGTAATTGGCGAATTAAAGGCAGACAATTTATATGTAAATACTTTTTCAAAAATAATTGCTGAAACATCTAATAATTCATTATCATTTAATACCTATGATGGAACAGATTGGATTCAGAATTTACGTTTGTTTAATGATGGAACCATTAAACAATTAATAGTTACAAATACATTAATAGGAACAACAAGCACAGGTATTTTAAGAGCAGGAACAAAAGCCGATATTGAAACTATATTAGGCGCGCCAGCGATTAGTGGTTCATTGACCGAAAATTATATTCCAATTGCAACAGATGTTGATTCAATAACAGATTCAATAATTTATCAGGATGGAACTAATTTAGTAATAAATGGAACAAGTTCGGCCTACAAATTACAGGTAAACGGGACATTTTCAGCTGATGAATTATATGTATTTGGAACGGGCAGAATAACACCAAATTTAGTTAGTGGATATGTCACACATTCTGTGATCAATAGTTCGACTTTTAACAATGTTTTAAGACTGCATAAAAACCAAGACATACAGCAATTTAAAATCACAAATGGCATTGTTTATGCTGATGATTTTGGGTATTTGGCAAAAGCAACAAGTGGACAAATTATTGCAGGATTAGGGTTTGTACCTTATAATTCCACAAATCCTGATGGATTCATAGCGCCGGGGACTTTCTTTGCAACAAATCCATTAATTTGGGATCAATTTACTAATACGATTTCAATGTCGCAGGCCAGCGATTTAAATAATGGATGGCTATCTGCAAGCGATTGGACAACATTCAATAATAAAGGTGGTGGATCTGTTTCATCAGTAAGCGCATCTGTTCCAACAGGATTTGCAATTTCAGGTTCACCAATTACAACATCGGGAACATTGGCCATTACTTTTGCAGCTGGTTACAGCTTGCCAACAACGATTAAGCAATCCAATTGGGATGATGCATATACATTTGTGGCTGCATTCCCATCACAAACAGGCAACGCAGGTAAATATTTAACCACAGATGGTTCATCATTATCATGGGGAACGGTCACAGCGGGTGTTAGTTCATTCAATACAAGAACAGGAGCCGTTACATTATCAAGCACAGATGTTACCACAGCATTGGGTTACACACCTGTAACACAGGCGCGTACATTAACAATTAATGGTACAACATACGATTTAAGTGCAGACCGTGCTTGGACCATTTCAGCAGGTAGTTCGGCCCGTAACGTGTCAACATTTACAGCCACAGCAGGACAGACCACATTCACAATTACAGGTGGTTACACACCTAATTTGGTTGATGTATTCCTAAACGGTGTAAGATTAACAGGTGTTGATTTTACAGCTACAAATGGAACAACAATTGTTTTAACTGAGGGTGTAAGGGTTAATGATATTATTGATGTTGTTAATTATTTAAATGCAGCAACTTTAGGAATTACAGGTTCAGGTACATCAGGATATTTACCTAAATGGACAGGTACATCAGTAGTTTCAAATTCATTAATTTTTGATAATGGAACAAATGTTGGAATTTCAATTGCAAGCCCATTGTCAAAATTACATATTAGTGGACAAAGCGGAACAACAGGATTACCATCATTATTGTTATATGGTGAATCACCATCTAATGGTCAACGTTATGGATTTAATGTAAGTGCTGATCAATTAGATATATCAGCATTAGGTTCGAGCGCAAGAATAGCATTTTTTACAGGTGGGGCAGCAAATAGCATAAATGAACGTTTAAGATTAACTTCATCAGGAAATTTAGGACTTGGAACTACTACACCAGCTAATAACGGAATTGGTGAAACAGCTTTTGAAATTAGAGGCTCAGTTTTCCCAATGTTTACCGTTTCTACTGCTACCAATAGCTTACAAATGGGAATTGGTGGTTCAGCAACGGCATATTTAAATTCAACAGGCGCTTATTCATTATCATTTGGAACTAATGGATTTTCACGTTTACAAATAAGCAGCAATGGTAATATTTCACAATTTGTTAATGATGGAAGTATTAGTTTATACAAAGCAGATGGTACAACATTAAAGGCAAGTTTAGCCAATCCAGATGGTTCAAATACTGATGAAGGTGCATTATATTTATATAAATCAAATGTAACAAAAGTACAAATAAGGGCAAATGGTACATCATATTTTACAGGCGGAACAGTTGGGATAGGTACATCATCACCATCTTTATCATCAGGAACAGGTTTAGTTGTACAAAATTCTACTTATGTGCAATTAAGAGTTCAATCAGGTTCATCAAGTGCTGGAATTGAATGGGTGTCAGGAACAAATTACAGATATGAGGTTCAAGTATCAAATGCAGGTGAATGGTTTGTTTATAATAGAACTCTTGAAACTTATCGTTTAATGATAAAAGAAAATGGTAATGTTGGAATAAATACTACAACTCCAAGTGGTAAATTAGAAGTTGTTGGCAATAATTCATCAGGATCAGGTAATTTATTTGTAGGTAATTCAGGTGCATTAAATATGCTTTATGTTTCAGCACCACAATTTACGGTTGGTATAAATGTACAGGGGGGTTCAGAAAATGTAAGATTTTATAATTCAGGAACTGCCGTTGGTACAATATCAACAACAGGTAGTTCAACATCATACAATACATCATCAGATTATCGTTTAAAAGAAGATCTAAAAGACATTAAAGGAATAGAATTATTATCTAAAATCAATTTTTATAATTATAAATGGAAGTCTGAAAATGTCAGAACAGATGGTGTGATTGCACATGAATTGCAAGAAATTCTACCTTATGCTGTAACAGGATTAAAAGATGGTAAAGATATGCAGGCGGTTGATTATTCAAAATTAACACCTGTAATTGGCCGTGCAGTTCAAGAATTAGATTACAAATTTGAAACACAATCAGAAAAGATTGCACGTTTAGAAACACGAGTACAACAATTAGAAGCTAAATAATATGTCAAAGAATCAAGATTTAGGCGAATTAATTAATGGAATAAAATCATTAGGTACTAATCAGCTGAATGCACCTGCCTATACATCGGCAACATCATTCACAGGTACTTTGGCAGGATTACTTGGATTTGATTCGAGTGGTAATATTATTACAACATCAGCAGCTGGTGGAGGTGTCACATCATTTAACACACGTACAGGTGCGGTCACTTTAAGCAGTTCGGATGTAACAGGCGCATTAGGTTTTACACCATACAATGCAACAAACCCATCAGGATTTATTAGTGGCATTAATAGTGGAATGGTGACATCTGCATTAGGATACACACCTGTGCCACCATCAAGAACATTAACAATTAATGGTACAACATTTGATTTGTCAGCTGATCGTAGCTGGACCGTAAGCGGTTCAAGCCAATGGACCACATCAGGTTCTAATATTTATTTTACTGGCGGATTTGTCGGAATTAATACAACATCACCACAATACATTTTAGATGTATCAGGTGGGGCAAGATTTACAGCATGGTCATCAATGGGAATTAATGCTCGATTTGCGTGGAATATGATTTCGGACCAATATTTAGGAAATGGTTTTGCAGGTGCAATAGTTGTTGATAATGCAGATGGTCGGTTTAGTTTTTACACAGCACCATCAGGTGTTGCAGGGGCATTTCCTGTGCAATCTGAAAGGTTTACAATTACCAATGGTGGTAATGTTGGAATAAATACAAGTGCGCCGACAGCTGATTATGACAAATCGGTCGTATTATACGGTGATAATCCAACATTTATTGCTCAATCAAGCAGTGATTCAAATTTAGCTTATATGCATTTTAAATCACCGACAAATGATTGGTCGATTGGTAGTTCAGGAAGTGGTAATTTTAGAATTGCAAATGCTAATTATCCAAATACACAGATTCGTGTTACTATAAATTCATCAGGAAATTTAGGAATTGGTATTGGTGCGCCAGCTTATAAATTAGATGTGGCAGGTGACGTTAATATCACAGGAGCATTTAGAATAAACGGAACAATAATTGGTGGAACAGGTACGGTTACGGGTACAGGTACATCAGGAACTTTACCAATTTGGACAGGGACAAGCGCATTAGGAAATAGTGTATTGGCACAATCATCAGGTACTTTATCATCATCAGGTGGATTAGTATTTAGCACATATAGTACAGCATTTGATACAGCTGGTTCAATTACACGTCATAGTGTTGTAGGATTAGTATTAAGAGGTGTAACAGCATCAGTATTTGATTTTGCATTATATTCTGCTGCAGGAACTGCATTAATAACAAATCCTGTCGGGTCAAATAATATAAACTTTAATAGTGGTCAGGTTTGGTTTAATGGGGGCAACGTAGGTATTGGAACAAGTTCGCCCTTAACTAAATTAGATATTGTTGGTACTGCCGTAAGATTAGTAAATTCAACATCTACAAGTTTATCATATTTTGAATCTGCTGAAAATACATCGACAGATAGATTTTTTAGATTTCACTATATGAATAGTGGATTTGGAACAAGTGGCACAAATATTGCATCAAGTGGACTAATAGCGGCTGGAGCTAATGCAACAGGAGGAATTGTTATGAGAACAGATGCAAATGCTCCTATAATTTTTGCAACTAATGGTCAATTAAATGAAAGAGTTCGTATTCATGGAGCTGGTCAAGTTTCTATTGGAACAACAGGTGTTTATACAAATACAACACTTTATGTTTTAAATGGATTTAGAGCAGAATGCGGAGGCGCAACATCAGGTAGTTTACAATGTCGCAATGAAGGTGGCACATCTGCCGCTAATATGTCAGCAGGTGCTGTTTCAATGTATTCAAATACAAGCGGACAACAAATTTATATTAATAATATTGGTACAGCAATGTATGGATTACCAACATCAAATGTTGGGACAAATTATGTTTGGAGAGATAGTTCAGGATATTTAAGAATTGGATAATAAAATTAAATCAATTATTGCCTAACTTTGGGTATTAACTTAATCAATAAAAAAATGAAAAAAACTTATGCAGAATTGTTCGTATTAGTAGCATCTTTAAATGCAAATGTAAAAGATGGCAAGACCAAAGGACAAAAGAAATTAGTAAAGATTGCGGAAAAAGTAAAGCCGTATTTAGATGGCTACAATGAGAAGGCTGAGGATTTAAGATTGGATAATGCATCAGTTGATAAAGATGGCAATTTAATCCTAAACGAAAAGGGAAATTATTCATTCTCAAAAGATGGATTGAAAAAATTAAATGCAGCATCTAAGGAATTGAATTTATCTGATTTTGACTACACGGTTATTCAGGTAAACAATCCCGAAGGATTAGATATTTATCCATTCTTGGATGGATGGGTTGATGGTGTTAAATTCATAAAAATAGATAAAATTGAGGATGTCGAATTATAAAAATGTTACACCTGAGGAAATCACATATTCTTGGGTAATTAGCCAGCTTGATTGCGCACCATCTTACGAAGGTATGCAGGATTATGTAGTCGTTTGTCATTGGAGGTACACAGCATCGTTTGAAACATATTTTACAGACATTTATGGCGCACAAAGTTACAGCGAAGTTGCTGGACCTGATTTTATTCCTTATGCTGATTTGACTGAGGATGTTGTAATAGGTTGGTTGGAATCATCATTAGATGTGCCACAAATGCAAGCAGGTTTGGCGCAGTCAATTGAGGATTTAGTAAATCCACCAATCATTGTTTTACCATTACCTTGGGTGCAGCCTGAGGAGCCAGCGGAGCCTATCGTAAATATTTAATGGCTGTTTACAACGGTACAAATATCGTGATATATGAAGGTGATGTGGCATTGGGCCACACCACCACAGCATCAATGAGTTTGACCGTGGATTTACCTGATGCAACATCTAAGGATTCAGGCGGATGGGTAGAGGTTATTGCTGGACTAAGGACCTGCAAAATTACGTGTGAAGGATTGATTGATTATTCAGATCAAATGAATTACAATCAATTTGTACAGCGAATTATCACACGTAAATATGCGAAATTTGTATTTCAGGATGCCACACAATTCTTTTTCGGTGGTGGGTATATTAATTCGGTAGAGCAGATTGCAGATCAAGAATCAGGGGCAAAATATTCGGTAGATATTATCATTTCAGGACCATTATATTTTGAACCAAGGTTGCCTTGGAATTTGGTTTTTACGAATTGGGAAAATGTAAATATCAATTGGGAAAATGTGTGATGTTTTTTTCTATATTTGTCCAAAATAAAGAGCATAATAATTAACAAAAAATATGGCAACATCAGGAGTATTTAACGGTACAAACCTATTGGTTAAGGTTGGGGGAACGGTAATCGGTCACACAACATCATGTACATTATCAATCAGCCACGACATTGCAGATGCAACGACAAAGGATTCAGCTGGTTGGTCAGAGGGAATTTCAGGTCTTAGATCAGGTGAAATTTCATTTGATGGTTTAGTTGATTACGCAGATGCAAATTCTGTAATCGATTTGATCGATTTAGTGTCCACACGTGCAAAAGTTACTTGTGTATTTGGAACAGCTGCAACAGGTGATACAATCTATACAGCGCAGGGATTCATTGCATCAATCGAGCAATCAGGTGAAATGGAGGCTGCTGTAACATTTAGCGGATCAATCACATTAACAGGTGCAATCGTAGGATCTACATTGTAATTTGTTAAATTATAAAATAACCCGACATCATAAACGGTGTCGGGTTTACAAGTTTTAAAACCTAATAAATAAATAAAATGACAGCACCTATCAGGCAGCGCGGATATTGCTCAATTAATATTGGTGGCAAAATTCGCACATTACATTTCAGCATGAATTTTTGGGCCGTATTTGAGGAAACATCAGGATTCTCAATTTCGGAAATTGATAAAGTATTTGGCAATGGCATTTCATTATCAAATATTAGATCATTAGTGTATTCAGGATTAGTTGCGTATGATCAGGAAAATGGCAATGAAATTGATTACAATATTTATCAGGTAGGTGCATGGATGGATGATGTAGATTCAAATATTTTAGAAACGTTAATTAGCACATTGCTTGAAAGCCGTGTATTAGGAAATGATCTAAATGCAGGGATGCGCAGGAACGTTGAAAAATCCACAAAAAACCCAAAGCTGAGGAAACCCTAACATGGGCGCGAATGCTTGATTTTTACATTGGTCAAGCAGGAATCCCACCTGATCAGTTTTGGATTAATACGTGGCGCGAAAATGCGTTGTTAGGGGAATCATATACAATAAATTTAAATTTACATTGGGAAATGCACAGGTTTGTGTCAACAATGGTGGTAAATACTAAGGCTACAAAGCGGAGCCAAATGATTACCCCTGATAAACTATTCCCATTGCCACAGGATGCATTTGCAGAAAAGGGCAAACCAAAAAGCACACCTGCGCAATACGCGGATTTTTTAAATCAAATCGAAAAAAGTCAATCTAAAAAATAGGTTGGCTTTTTTGCTAACTTTGGACTATGGCAGATAATACATTAAAGGTACTTTTAAGCGGAGATTCAAAGGAATTGGATGCCGCATTGTCGAGAGCAGATAAAAAACTAAAAGAATTTGGCGATAGGGCCAAAGAAATTGGTAAAAGTTTATCTGTATCGTTGACAGCACCATTGGCAATTGCAGGTGGAGCGGCAATTAAAATGGCATCCGATTATGAAGAATCATTAAATAAAGTATCGGTTGCATTTAAGGGTTCATCAAATGATGTAAAAGCATTTGCAAAAACCACACTAACATCATTTGGTATTGCTGAGGGTACAGCCTTAGATATGGCTGCGCTATTTGGTGACATGGCCACATCAATGGGCTTATCTACAAAAGAAGCTGCGGTAATGTCAAAATCATTAGTTGGTTTAGCTGGTGACATGGCATCATTTAAAAACATGAATATTGAGGAGGTCACAACGGCCCTTAATGGAGTGTTTACAGGTGAAACAGAATCTTTAAAACGTTTGGGTATTGTAATGACTGAGGCCAATGTAAAAGCATTTGCATTGTCTAAGGGAATCACGGCCAAATATGAGGCAATGTCGCAGGGTGAAAAAGTCATGTTACGTTATCAATACGTAATGAGTAGCACGACAAATGCACAAGGTGATTTTGCACGTACAAGCGATGGAGCAGCCAATCAAATGCGCATATTCCAAGAAACCATGAAGGAACTTGGAGTCACATTTGGACAAGTTGTTTTACCTGCTGTCACAAAAGTAATACATGCTTTAAATGGCATGTTAAGTTATTTAAAAGAATTACCAGCAGCCACAAAATTATTTATAACAGGTGCCGCAGGAATTGCAGCTTTAGCTGGGCCATTTCTTTATTTAGCTGGAACGGTAATACCAAAAGTAATTACAGGGGTAAAATTATTACGTATTGCATTTGCTAATTTAGGAACAACAATAAAAGCCGCAGGAATTATTGGTCTTATTTCGGCAATGGCTGGTGCGGCATTAGAACAACAATCAGCATTAAGTGGGGCAAATGATGCATTAGCAAAATTAAGTGATGAAGAAAAAACAAATGCAAATGCAATAAGGTCAAAAAATAAAGAGTTATATGCATCGATAACAGCCTATGAAGTATTAAGAAAATCTGCTGCGCAACAGGATGCAATTTATAAAGCACAAACAAATCAGGATCGAAATACTGCCAAAACTTATGAGGATAAAATTGCAGCAGCAAAGGCATTTATTGTAGCAAATAGGCAACTATTAAAAACTACAACTGCAACAGGTATTGATCCAACAGGAGGTGGTGTTGATTTAATGCCAAAAGGTGATGGTGGAAATGGTGATGCCATTAAAGAACAATATGGATTAGCTGCATCAATTCAATCATTAGCAGAAAAAGTTGCTGACGCAAGAAAAGAAACTTTAGCTTTAAAAAACGAATTTCTAGAATTACGTTGGCCATCTTTAGGTGATCCATTAAAAGCATTAGGTTATGATGTAGCTGAGGTTACTGAAAAGATTAAAACACCTTTTCAAATAATGAATGAAAGCATCCAAGAAAGTTCAAGAATAATTGCTGAGGATTTGGCATTGAAACAACAGGAATTTGATTTAATAATGGTTAAAGGCCAAACAATGGCTGAGGCTGTTTCAGGTGCATTTGGAGTGTTAGGTCAAAGCATTATGCAATCAATGGGTGAGGCAACAACAGGTTTGGGTAGATTTTTACAAGGGATGGCCCAAACAACATTGCAATTAGCGCAATATGTAATCAAAGAAATTATCATGCAAAAAGCATTGGCAATGGCAACGGCCACAGCTAATGCAACAAAATCAGCATCAGCAACAGGACCGGCAGCTGTATTTACACAGCCTGCATTTATGGCCATGGCAATTGGTGGTGTATTGTCATCATTTGCATCAATTCCAAAGTTTGCAGCAGGTGGTATTGTTAGCGGCCCGACCATGGGTATCATGGGTGAGTACGCAGGCGCGAGATCAAATCCTGAGGTAATTGCACCATTGAACAAATTACAAGGGATGTTAGATACAGGTGGAGGCGGTGGCGCATTTACGTTGGAAACAAAGGTAAGCGGACAGGATTTATTGTTGGTATTACAAAGAGCAGAAAAGCAAAATAAACGACTAGGATAATGGCATACGGTGTAAAATATCGGTTGGATTTTTCGGATGTT